ATCGGTCGCTCTGTCGGCTACATCTCCGACGCCGACGTCGCCCAGATCGTCAAGGATCTCCTCGGCATCGACATTGCCGTGTATGACAAGCGGTACAAGAACGAGTCCGGCGTGTCCGCGAAGTTCGTTCCCGACTACTATGTGGCCCTGGTTCCCGGTGACGGCACTCTCGGCAATACCTGGTACGGCACTACTCCCGAAGAAGCGGACCTCCGTGGCGGCGCTTCCAATGCCCAGGTTGCCATCGTCAACACCGGCGTTGCTGTGACCCAGATCATCGACTCCCATCCCGTGAACGTGAACACCTTCGCGTCCGAAATCGTCCTGCCCTCCTTTGAGCGGATGGACTCCTGCGCTCTGCTGAAGGTCGGTTCCTCCACTTGATGACCGTCAAAGCGAAGCACTGGGTTAAAGTTTCCTGCGGCTGGGTGCAGCCGGGTGAGGTTTTTGAAGTCAATGACATGGAATTCAAAATGATTTCCGATGCTGTCGAGGTTCTTGTGGAGGATCCTCAAAGCGGCAAAGTAGAGACTCTTGTGGAGGAGTCTCATGGCGGCAACGCAAAGGTTCTTGTGGAGGAATCTGCCGCCAGGGTTGTGGACGGAAAGAATGCTGATGAACCAGTCGTTGCACCGGAACCGACAGCACCCAGAAAGCGGGGGCGAAAAAAGGTCTGACAAAGGAGGTGCGGTCATGGAACTGCTTGCTAGATTACAAATCCGAACCGGAGCCGGTGATGACGAGACCGCACTGCTGGAGGAAGTCCTTGCAGAGGCCGTTGAAACGTTTCTGGATGTACGATACCCCGTTGCCAAGGATAGGCCGCTGCCGCAAGAATACGATATTGAACCTCAGTACGAAGGACTCATTCTCTTGATGGCGGTTGACATCTGGAACAAAATCGGAGCCGAGGGTGAGCGCAGTCACTCCGAGAACGGAGTCTCAAGAACCTACTCAGGCGACTGGGTCAGCAAGGATCTGCTTGCGCGGATTGTGCCGTACTGCGGGGTGGTGTCGTGAACTGCCTGAAGCGGAATAAGCGAAAGTTCTGGTACTGTGTCCCAACCGGTCAAAAGGTTGAGATCCTGGACGAGAACGGAAACAGAACCGGAGACTACATCACGTTGTATGAAAATCCAGTCGAGGCCATGGCGAACATCTCCCCTGCGACCGGCGTGTATCGAACAGAGGAATTCGGAACCATTGACAGCTACGACAAGGTTATCTTGACGGATGCAAACTGTTTGATTGCAGAAGGATGCGTCCTTTTTGTGGATAAGGTTCCGAAACGAACGTCCGTAAAAACGTATCGAGTCTATACGATACACGGAGTCCAACGCAAGGAAGAACGGATCTTCCTGGTTCCAGTCCATGACTACGTTGTCTGGCGAATCTCAAAATCTCTCAACCAAACCGCTATTGCCATCAAGAAGGCCCCTGTCGGCAACGTTGACGGCGAAATCGGTTACTGATTGGAGGCGGTCGAATGCCGAAGACCATTAATATGCGTCTGTCAGCAGAATCCATCGACCATACCATTGAGAGGCTGAAGAGATATGAGCAGACCATGCGGAACAAGGGGCTTGAGATCTGCCGAAGACTTGCAATACAGTGCGAGGTCCGTGTCAGCATCGGATTTGATTCCGCTCTTTATGACGGAGAGAAGCATTATTCCGTTTCCGTCAAGAAGATCGACAACGGGTATGCCGTTCAAGCAAACGGAGAGACCGTACTGATTCTGGAGTTCGGCGCTGGCATTACGTTCGGCAGCGGACATCCGAAAGCTGATGAGTTCGGGTACGGCCCTGGAACCTATCCTGGGCAAACCCATGCGATGGATCCGCGTGGATGGTGGATTCCAAGGTCGAGGGGCGGCGGTCATACGTTCGGCAACCCGCCAAGCATGGCAATGTACAATGCGGCAAAAGTCACGCGGGAAGCGGTTGAGCGTGTAGCACGGGAGGTGTTTAACTCATGATAGACATTGAAAATGATGTTTTTGAGGTCGTGGCGAACGCCGTCAGAGCTGAATACCCCGATGCCTACATCACGGGGGAGTACAATGATTCCCCCGCAACCTTTCCCGCAGTGACCATCTTTGAAGGCGACAACTCAATCGTTGACAGGATGCGCACTGAGAACATCGAGAACGCCGCCAGCGTGATGTATGAGATCAACGTGTACTCCAACCGCGTCAACGGCAGAAAGGCCGAGGCGAAGGAAATATCCAACCTCATAGACGATGTGCTGACAAGTCGCGGATTCACACGCATGACCAGAACGCAGGTCCCAAACCTTGCAAACGCAAAGATCTTCCGAATCGTCTCCCGCTACCGGGCATATGTAGGCCCGGACGGGAAGGGCGAGTTCCTCATCTATCAGTCTGACACGAACGCACTTGCGGATTCCTACTCTTGATTGCTGTCCGACTGAGATTATAAATCATCTATCACTTATACAAGGAGAGTGAAACAATGTCTGAGAGATTCTCTACTGCCGGTATGTGGCTGGCATACTGCCCGGAATCTACTGCTGGCACAATGCCCACTTCCGGTTACATCAAGATCCCCGAGATCAAGAGCATCCCTTCCTTCAACCCCGCCCCTGAGACGATTGAGTCCACCACGCTGGAGGAGGAAGAGTACAAAACCTATGTTAAGGGTCTGAAGGACATCGGCGGCGCTCTGGAGTTCGGTGCGAACATGACCGACGATCTGGATACTGCATGGTCTACTCTGCTGACCACCTTCGACACCACAGTCACTGCTGGCAAGAAAGTGTGGTTCTGCATTGCCCACAAGTATCTGGAAAAGGCAACGTTCTTCACCGGCGACCCGTCCGGCATTGGTCTGAACGAGGCCTCCGTCGGCGGCATGGCTGAGACCACCCTGTACATCACGCCAACCGGATCCCCTATCAGAGCTGCCAAGCCCACGCTGGCGACCTAACATAAACGACTCTGACATAAGCTACCCTGACATAAACTACCGGGAGGAAAAGTATGGATAACGTAAAGGAACGCATCAACCCTATCCGCATTAACGACGCTGAGAACGGCATGAACTATGAGCTGGACTTCAACCGTGACTCCGTCAGATTCGCTGAGAACCGCGAATTTGTGACGGAGGACGTTCCGAAGTATCCTGCCACGAAGGTCCCAGAACTGTTCTGGTACGCCTTCAGAATGCACCACAAGAGCATGAGCCGCGCCCAGACCGATGCTCTCCTTGACAGAATCGGCGGCCTGAGTCCCGCTGCTCTGGAGCGGCTCATCCTTCTCTTCCAGCAGGCCCAGTTCAGCAACGTCATCAATTCCGACGATGAGGAACAGGGAAAAAACGGGGCAGTGACAGTGACGCTCGACTGACGCAGGAGACCCAACTGTCAGCTACCGAAATATTTGAACGCGACTGCCCCTACTATCTGGCGATTGGCATGACGTACGATGAATATTGGTACGGCGACCCGCTGATGGTAGGGGCATTTTACAAAGCCGATAAACTGCGTCAGGAGAAGACAGACGCGGATGCGTGGCTCTTCGGTTCTTATGTCCTGCAAGCCCTTCAAGCGACTGTCGGCAATATGTTCCTGTCAAAAGGAAAAGAGCCGTACAGATATCCGAAAAAGCCGATCCTTACAGAGGAACGAGCGAACAAGGAAGCGGAGAAGCGGGAGCAGGAAAAGCGAGAACGGGACGAGGCTGCGTTCGCCCGTGCCTGGATGATCCAGTTCTGTGAGGTCGGCAAAAACTGGGGGAAGAACGGATAGTTCTGATGCTCCGGTTTATCCTAATTAAGGAGGTGCTTCGATGCCGGATATTGATTCCCTTAATATTCAAATCACAGCGTCGGCAAAGAGCGCCCAAGATAGCATAGATAAATTGTGCGGAGCGCTGGGTAACCTTAAAAAGAACCTCAGCGGAATCGGGCTTGGAGACCTCACTAAGCTGAAAGATGACATTGCGGCTGTGTCTCAAGCATCCGGTAATATTTCAACGACCGCAACGAACATTAAGTCCCTTTCCGAAGCACTGAAGGGGCTGTCCGGTACAAGACTCACCAGCTTTGCAAGAATCATTAGCGGCATCGGGGACTCGTTAAGTCAGATCGATGCAAGCGCAGTCGATAGGCTGAACGATGTAACCGCTGCCCTTGAGCGTCTGTCTGTCGCCGCACAAAATATGCCGAATAACATTCCGGCATTAAAATCTCTGATTAGCTCTTCTGGTGGAACCAGAAAGGTCCGAACACCGGAAGAACCGCAAGAGCCAAAGGAATCCGCTCAGACTCCGACTCAAGAAGTCAGTGAAGTTGGAGAAGAAGCTGAACAAGCAGAGCGGAGAGTTCTTTCTTTAAAAGAAGCACTCGCGTCAATCGGCGTTGACTTCCACCCATTAAAGACTGTTGTTTCCGGTCTGAAGGCAATCGGTTCTGCCCTTGGGAAGATCTACGTTGGAGCGGCGAAGGCGTTTGCGTGGCCTTTTATGAAGGTCGCACAAGGGGTTAAGGGCCTTGTCGGTAAAATCGGACAGC